ACAACTCCTAAATAATAAGTTCTTAAAGATTTTATAGATTTTTTTCCTATATATTCGTCAAAATCAGGTTGTTCATTTACTACAGTTCTATTTTCTTTATCTACAATTATTTTTGGTTTAACATTATCATCATCTTCATCTATCATAGAATAATTTTGTAAATAATTACCATAAATAATTCTATTACCCGTTATTTCTTGAGCCAATGCTTTTCTTGGAACGTTATCCCAAGGTCTTAATATTTGATTTTCTGGTAAAGCAGCGTAGATGTTTTCAGTTGTTACATCGTATTGTCCAGATCCGTAATATATATAACTCACATGAGTGGCGTTTGTTTCATCATTAGCAGTAGAATCAAAAGATGAAGATAATATAGTTAACTCATTATAATCATTCTTATCCCAAAAATTACTACCACTAGGATCGTCTGGTTTTATACTATCAATAGAATAAATAGTAGTTGATCTTTCTTTTTTAAATAAAACATCTATCTGTACAACATCTTTAGGAATGGAATACGGAACTAAACCTTGAAGACTTAAACTTATAATATTATTTTCCATACCTATGTTATAAGGATCTTTTGTCGGATGGAACCCAAATCTACCTGCTAAAAACACAGGTTGAGTAAAAGGTGAAAACGCAGAATATTCACCGTCTGCATATTTCCATCTAGTTGCAAATCTTATAAGTTCTTTTTCAAATATAGTTTTATCATCAAAATCTTTAACCGCATTAAAAGTACGAGCAACCCCATCTGCAAATATATTTGATATAGAAGATATTACTATTTCTAATATTTTAATATTGTACGTAAAGCCATTAAGCGCTGCAGTTGGACCGTGTCTAAATATTATTTCTATTTTAGCTTGATAATTTTGAGGTAAATTACCAACGGCATCTATTTCACTAATAAACAGTTTGTCACCTATTTCAAAAGGGTCTACAGTCACATCTGTTTGTAAAAAAACATTGACTTTAACACTACCTTCAGTTTTGTTTAATAGATTCATATCGTCTCCAGAACCAAGTGTACCGTCTTCTCCACCAGCTGGAAAAATAAAAGATGGTTGAATAGAAGATTCCGTGAAAACTATTGTAGGTGCTTTTTGTGGTCTTTTACGTATCACGGTTATATGATCTACGGTTGCTGATCCAATTGGAGCTCCATTAATATAAGTTTGACTATTATAATTTAAATTAGTATGATTGTTTAATTTAAAAGAATCTATGTTTATTTTTTTAGGTTCATTAACGTTGTCTGTCCAGAACAATAGATTGTCGATTATATTTATTCCAGTAATTAATTCTGTTGAACTAAAATTTAAAAAACTTTTATTAGTATCTACCGCAATAGGTTGCCAAGTTCCATCGTTGTGATATTCTATAATAGCATCAACAGGACCCGTAACAAACCAATATAAAACATCGTTCTTTTCGTCAGCTACAGCGCCAACACAAGAATACCCCTCTCCAACAACAGATTCAACTCTTTGGTTACCTAATATATTTTGTACCGTTCCTACGTCTGAATCCTCAGAAGTAGCAACTTGTATATTCATCGCGTCTCTATATTGTCCGTTGGGTATTATTCTCTCATCAAGGTCTTTATCCATCACACCTTTCTGAAACGTGTTTTTAATTTCTGGCATATTTTAACTTTTTATCCATTTAGATTTACCTCTCATTATTTGAATAAGTTCATTTAATTTTATATTTGACAACCTTAATTTAGCTTGTCTTATTGCAGCATATTTTTCTTTTTTAAATCTTGGAACTAAGGGTTGACCGCTAATAGTAGTAGATAAGATAGCACAAGCTATATACTTATACATTGCTTCTTCTGCGAACTTATGCACTAACATCTCCTCATCTGTACCTAAACCATCACTCACATAATGTAACACAATGTTTTTACCTCCAATGTTGGAGCTGAAATGTATTTTACCTTTTAAATTATCTATATAATACGTTCCGTTATCTTGAGCTATTGATGGTTCCACTCCATATCTTTGCCCTATATTTAGATCATATAAGTCAGTGTCGTGATTATATCCATTAGCATCCCCAGTACTGTTACTAGTATCAGAATTATAATTACTCCAAGTTGTGGAGTTTACAGGTGTTGATATAAACGTTACCTCGTTGGTAGCAGCCGTTGAATCAACAAGAGGTACGTTTGAAATACCTATAACAGCATTGTTTACCTGCGTGACCACTGTGCCAACTGGAAAAGCGGTGTGTGAAACTAACATACCCACTTCCACGTTTGACACGTCGGTATTAGGATCTTGTGTCAAAAGGAGACTTGCGGTAGTCCAAGTGATATTTTCTAAAACAATAGCAGTTTTTTCCAAAAGTAAAGATTCGTCTGTCTTATAAAAGTTAAAAGTAAATTCTGTTCCAGTGTCAAAAGCAGAGTTATAATCTATTACAACTCCCCCGGTAAGATCAGGATTAAATATTAACGTTATAGTTGTAATCCCACCATTGTTTGACACGGATTGTACAACAGCGAAAGGATTTGGCGAAAAATTTGCAGGAGCATTAGCTATCATACCAACTTGAATCTCTTTGTATTCACCGTCTAATACAACTTCGTTGCTACCATTAGTAGTTGTACCAACCGCCGTTAATTTATATTCACCGTCTGAGTTCTGTAAAATTGGAGTTGGATTAGAAGTATGTCTAGTTGGATACAATGGACGTTCTATTCCATTATCGTCTATCCAACATACTTTAGTATAGTTAACATAATCTTGTGGGAGTACCATCGTGTTTGATGGTGGGAGTGTGATTTCTTGAGACTTTATAGATTTAAAAGTGTCAAAAGAAAGCTCTTGCATACCTCTTTGCGCATGAAAAGCTATATCTGTTCTTCTTATTTTTGGTATTATTTTATTTTCACCAACGTACGCTACTGTGAAATTATTTATAATAGTTTCTAAAGATATAAATTGATAACCACCAAAATCGTTACCATTATAATAATCTTGTTGAGTTTGGTTTAATAACGCCATATATTATTGTTTTTCTTGTTGAATATTCTTTAAGTCTTCTCCAGCAGCTATTTGATATAACTCTGGGTCTTTCATTGTAAAGCCGGCTAGCGCTAATATTTTAAGTACTAATTCGTTTTCTTCTGATGGATGTAATTGGAAATGTTGTCGGTCAACAGCGTTGTTATTATATAAAGCCTTACTTTCAACTACTATATAAGTCCAGTTAGCCGGCATAGGCTCCCGTATATAATCTACGTTTATCTGAGCTGGCGTTCTTCCAAATAATCTTAAAGTATTATTAACGCCCTCTACTATATAAGCAGGTCTTAAATTTGTGGGCGTTGCTAAAGGAGCTCTTTGAAAAAGTCTAGCCTCTCTTTTAGTTATACGTTCATAAATAATATTTTCATCTCTAACGGTTGACAACCTATAAAATCTTTGTAAATTATTTAAAGCGCCAACTCCACCTGGTGTTGCTAAATTTTGAGTTGTTTCAAAAACACCTATTTTTTCTTCTAATATATTAACTACATCAGCGTGAACGGTGTCGTTTCCAGGTGCTCTTAAAAACTGGTTTAAATCGTAGAAATACTGCTCGAATATATCCATTTGCGCTTGATTAGCAAGAATGTTAAATTCTTGAGGTGTTATATACCCTCTTTGTTCTTTATTTGCAAGGGTTAAAACTTCTTGATATACTCTATCTACGTTTATCATAATATTTTTTTATTGTAGTTACGATCGCCCCGTAGGGCGACCGCTCTACAGTTTGATTAATTATTTAATCTTTTCTCTATATTTGCATACACTTCCATACCTTCATCGGTTTTAAACCAATGTGCTAAAGCAGTGTAAGGATGCTCATCAAATGGTATTGTCATTATCTTTCTACCATTACTTCCCCATAAGAAGTTTCTTTGATCTTGAGACAATCTTAATATACCGTTTTCAACAGCTCTAATACCAAAGTTTCTTAGTATTACATTTTCATCATCCGCAAGTTCTAAGAACAATTTAGGGTTGTTTCTAGCAAATAGTAATAAATCACGTTTAAGCTCCTTAGAACTCAAGCTAGATACCTCAGAACCAATCTCTACACGCATAATAGCCTCTGCCATGTCAATATCAATATTTCTAGCAGCAGTTAAAGCGTCTACTTGTTCGTTTAATATTTCTATTTCGTCAGCAGCCATTTTAGCTGGTTGGTATTCGGTGTATAATTTATCTTTATGTGGGTGATACAAACTTAATAATTTTTGTAAGATTGTTTTTTCTTTTGGTACAAATAAACTACCAGATCTAAAAATTATATGTTCTAGTCTTTGATCACCTTTCATTTCATCAACAAATGAAGTTTTTTGATTAGAACAGTATTTGAGTTCTCTTTCATAACCTTTTACCTCATCAAACCAGTAAATATTAGCTGATTTAATAGTTCTTGATATAGGTTTTCTACGTCCTGTCAAGTAATACATTCTATCTTTTATCTCCCATTCGTTAGATGGTTTCTTTCTTTCTCTTGCTGGTGGTAAATTTTCAAGTACTTCTTCCAGAATATCACCAGGTTCATAAACTTTTTCTTCAATTTGAGGTTCTATTACCTCTACTTTTTTTGTTTCTTTTTTCTTTTTTGCCATAATATAATATATAATAAAATTAATAAATAAAAAGGCCGAGGCCGAAGCCCCGGTCTTTTAGTATAAATAAGTGCTTATTTCATTAACATGAAATTGTTAGCACCTTGAGTAATTAAACATCTCTCAGTTAACATGTGGATTTGCATTGCATCTAAAGCAGATGTAGCAGCACCAACAGAACCAGTAACCCAAGACTTCATTCTTCTATCGTCAGTTTGTGAAGCTCTGTATCTAACGTGTAAGAATGGTCTCTTAAGGTTTTGACCTAACATTTGGTCATAAACTGTAGACGTACCTGCAGGAACGATAATACCTCTAATAGCATCAGCAGTATTAACAGCGTTAATTCCACCTCTAGTAGCTTTGTCGTTTAAGTATCTAAAGTCAGACTTGTAGAAATCGTAAGATCCTCTTCTAAAGCCCATGAAACCTAAATTTAAAGCCATACCCTCAGAGTTTTGGAATACCCCGTAAGAAGTACCACCAGCGCCATAAGAATTCATAGAAGCAAGCATGTCATCCATAGCTAACGAAGTAGCTCTGTTTACGAACATCATGTTTTCTTCAATAGCTCCTTGAGAATCAAACTCAGTAAGTATTGCGTCGAACTCAGCTAAATCAGTAGCAGCATTAACACCAGTTACACCAGTAGTAATATTACCTCTTGATTCGATAGCAGCGAATAAACCTTCAGTACCAAATTCTCCAGTATTACCAGCAGTAGTATGTGGTAAAACACCAGAACCATCAAGTAAAGATTGGTTAGCAGTATCGTGAATTTCACTTTCTAACATCGCCATTTCGATGTAGTCAGTAAATCTAGCTCTTGTATCAGCTTCAGCTTTTAGGTACCATAAGTAACCAGCACCACCCATTTCAGAAGCTACTTCAACCCAACCGATTCTAGCTGTATCAGAACCTGATACTTCGTAGTAATCTTTCATAATAATTGGCTTGTTAGTAAAAGACTTAAAGTCTGGCTCGTTAGCACCTCTAGTATCAGTAGCTGAACTTGATGTTCCACCACTCTCGTAAGATCTTCCTTTTGAGAATTCAGAACCATATACTAATACAGTAACAGATTTAGAAGTGTTTGAATCAGGTATTAAACCAGTAGATGTACCAGTTCCAGCATCAGAATATGTAGAAACAGATACCGCAGCAGCAGTAACATCTACAACTAACGCCTTGTAAATACCAGCAGGTGTAGCTACCACAACCATATCATTAACTCTAATACCGTGCTTAGCAGCAGTAAAACCAGAAGTTTCATCGATATCAGATTCAATAGTTATTTTAGTAGTAGCACCAGTAGAGTTAGAGTTAACCCCTGAGTTAGTATCACCAGTAGCGATCTTTGCTTTGTAAGATAAATGTAATCTACCTTGTTCAGACCAAACAACTTGGTCAGCCGTCATCGGCTCTTCAGCTCCAACTTGCGCTAAGAAACCTGAAATAGTCCTAGGACCAAATACTTCAGCTTCTTTCTCCATTAGATCTGGTAAATATTGCTGCGCCCAACCTTGTCCGGCTGTCGCAGTAAAATCAATGTAGTTAGTTGAAAGTGTTTGCTGCTGATGAGCAGGTACACTATTCAAATTACCACCAGGATTTGAAATTGCCATAATTTTGTAATTTTAAATTGTTATTAATTTTTGTTTTTAATTTGAAACTTAAAATCAGAACGATCTTCATTAAGAACTCTCGCGCTGAAACCACTAGTGTTCACGTTATCAACGTGCTCTTGTCTAGGATCCATACTAACATTTTTAGACTTAGCAATACTGTCTTTTATACCGTCAGCCTTACCTTGCTCGTAAAAATGGTTAGCAATTTGATCGGGATTCATAGCTGTAAAAAGTCCTTTGTGGTAACCTTCAACGTCGTGCATAGTATTATCTTCATTTAGAAACTTTCCTATAAAGTTATTAATATCAATTTGTTGAGATTTCACATTGTCAACATCTTTAACGTTAAACCTAAATCTTTTCTCTCCGACGTTATATTCAAAACCTTTGAACTTATCGTTAAAAACATTATTGGTTTTACTTCTAAAAACTTTTGACAACTTTTCATTTTGCTCTGATTCTTTGTTGTGTCTCTCTACGAAACTAATAGCATCTTGTTGCTCTTTAGTGAGCTTACTTCCCGCTTTAATGTCTTCGTAGTATTTGGATTTTGCACTTTCCAAGTGTTGCCTTGCCTGAGCAACTTGCTCCTTCATGGCTAATTTTTTTCTTTTAATATCTTTTTCCTCTTCTAACTCCTCGTTGTATGAAAAAGTGTCGTCCATTACGAACTCTATTTCTTCGTTAGTTAAATGAGGCTTTGTTTGTTTGTAATACTCGTGTAGTAATGTATGATTATCCATTTCTGTATAATCTTGATTCAATCTAACGTAATCACCAATATCTCCACCTGTATCATCAATAAAGTCAACTAGTTTTTGAATGTTTTCAGGAAGAGGTTTTCCAGTTTCTTCACTTTCAACAATAGCATCTACAACTTTTTCTTGTACAGTTTCTATCTCTTCTTGTGTTGAGGTTTCTTCTACATTTGTTATTTCCTCTATAATAGGTGTTTCTTGTGCTTTGGTTTCCGGTTGTACTTCTTCTTGTTCTTGTGTGGTCCCGGCGTCCTCAACGACTTCAACCACTCTTGAGTCGTCAGTACTATTGTCTGTAGTTTCTTCTTTGGTTTCATTTGTTTCTTCTGGTTTTTGATCTAAATTAACCTTAGTTATAGTTGGTTCACTAAGATTTATTGGTTTCATTTTCATTTTTTCCTGAACCTTAGCGATGTCACCTTTTGTTTCGCTTCCCTCAGGTTGGTTTTCAACTTTTGTTTTTACTTTTAACGAGCCTACTTCGTTGTCTACTTTCGGCTCTTCTTTTTTCTTTGCCATAATATAATATAATAATAGTTAATAATTCTTATCTAGGACCAAACTGCGACATATCGCCAACATTCTCACCTCCTATAACGTCGTTTCCTGAAGACTCGAAATTCTTAGGTGGTTTATTGTTCCTTCTTTGGTCTATAAGTTCGCTTTGTTGTGTAGCTTGTATTTTTGTTCTTTTATCTTTTCGATCTTCTTTTTCTTTTTCTCCACTCACTTTTTTACCTTGTTCCATACCTTGCAATTGCAAGTTGTACTGAAACTCTTGTTGCATTAACATTTTCTTTATTTCTGCTTCTTGATAAAGTTTTTCTATTTCTAATTTATTTTTAGCTTGTTCTATTGAAATAGTTGTTTGCGCTAAAGACTGTTGTTTTTGTACCTCCATTTGAGCCGCAGCCTGTTGGGTCTGTATGTTAGATTGCGCTTGAGCTTGCATGTTTTCCTGTTGAATTTTTTGATCTCTTTGTATCTTCTTTTTTCTTTTTATTTTTAACAGTTGATTCGCTAGTTTTATATTTTTTATATCTCTCAAATCAATAGCGTCCTCTAAGTCTATAGCTTGTTGTCCCAATGCAATTTGGATATTGTTTTCTAATATAGCTTTTTCTTCTTCATCTGGAGCCAACTCTATAAATATCCCAAAGTCATATAAATGTAATTGTGTCATCTCGTGAAGCGTAGCCACGTTATGCGTTCCAATTTTTTGTATAAAAGCATTTTTAGTTGGAGAGTATTCTATAATATCAGATATTCTAAGCGATAAAGACTCTGCTACTTCTTGGGTTAAAAATAAACCACCTTGTAGTATGTGTCTTGTAGCGGTATTAGAATTTGCTGCTGCCATTTTCTGAACACCAACCAAAGCTCTTTCGTCTGGTTTAGCAGCGTCTCGAGCTTCGTTTAACCCGGTAGTATCTCGGATCATTTGTAAATAATAATTATAATTTCCAACGAGAGATTGTAGCTTCTGTCCTCCGCTACCAGAAGCAATTTCTTGAATAGGTACCTTACCAGGATTCATATCGCCCTCAGAAGTCATAGATCTACCAATTATACTACCCGTTTGGAAGAACATGTTTAAAGCTTCTTGCGGATTGTATGCTGTTCCGTTTCCTAAATCTACCTCTGCTAAACCATCAGCATCAAGATATACACCATCCGGTACCATACGCGACATTACTTGTTGTAATTTAAGATGTGTAAGCTGAATCATATCGGCAAAACCAGTTATTCTACTAACTAGTGACTCTATTCTTCCCTCGTACATTCTAGGGGCACAGATAGCGTAATTCATTTTAACTTTAGTATAATCGCTTTTAGGACGCATCATGTTTCTAGACATTTCCCACTTAAGTAATTTTTTTGTACCTAAAACTATAGCACCATCATACAGGCATTCTATTTTTCTAGATTCCGTAGAAAAGTTTTGATTTGGTTGAGGATTAAAACTATCATCTTTTTTTATAGCCTTAGAGGCTCCACTAGCTGTTTCTTTTATTTTATAAACCTCACTCATGTAACTTTTATAATTAAAGTACAAAACTTTAACCTTATTATTGTCGTTGTTTCCTTCTTTATAGTTGTTTCTGTTGTATTTACCGTGGTTTTGATTGTGAACTTTAGAAATTTCTTCTAAGTCTTTTTGAGACAAATGTGGAAATTGCTTTATAAGTTCGTTGATAGGTATTGTCTTAACTTCTCCAACGTAATATATATCTTCAAAATAGGGAGAATCTGTGTATGAATATACAAGACTTGCGGGATCTACATAATCTATAGTCACGCCTTCTGACGTGTTAAATGAGGTTTTTACTGCACCTATTCCTAGAATGGTTATATCATAATAAAACCTTTTCATAATAAGATCATATCTATTACCGTTCATTAACGTACGGATAGCTTGTTCTTCTGCTATTTCAACAGCTTGCTTGTAATTCAATTGCATGTGCAGGTCTAACTCTTCCTGTGAGTCAGGTAGTAAATCAGGACTTTTATTAAACAAATCCATACCGAACTTTTCTTTTACAAACATTTTAAGATCTCTTGTTCTCATGTCCTCCATGACCTTATCCATATACTGTGTTCTTTTACTAACACCAAAAGGATCTTGAGAGAAAACTTTAATATCATACAATCTTTCTGCAATACCATTTACTACAATATCAACAAACTTAGGGATAATTGGAACAGGTTTCCAATCTAAGTTAAGGTATGACAAATCTCCGTTTATGGATAGTTCATCTTTATATTTTTGTATTCCCTGTTCGCCCCTAGCGTATAATCTAAGATTATGAAAGTTATTTTTATTGTGAATATATCTATTAGAATAGTTATCCTTGTCAAACCATTCTCCCTCTATAGCTTTTGCTACCTTGAGCCCGTACTCATAACTTAATTTTTCTGCATCACTAACTACTTGATTTGGAAATTGCCTCATATTATTCTTTTATTATTCTTGAAATACCACCAGCATTGTTAAATTTGGCGATATGTACGTTTAATTTAGGTTTTTCTATTTTAGCATTAGGTCTATATAAATGCCTATTACAAGCCATAATAGCTAAACCACTACTTATAGTAGCATCATACTTCGTTCTCTTTGTTATATCAAATCTAGCCCAGTCGTTTAGCGTTTTGTTAAAATATATATTACCATAATTTCCATCACCTAAATGACCAACATGTTGTTGGATATACATTTCAATAGCAGCAGCGTGAGCCTGCTTTATATCCTCACTTGAATTAGGAATTCCACCTATTTCTCTTTCTGTAACAGATAGTTTATTCCAAAGTTTGTCAGGTCGATTCATTGAGTAACCTCTATAACCTCTACGTCTTAAATAGTACAACAATCTAGGTTTATTGTTCTCTGCTAGTATTGGCATCCCATAAAATACTAAAGCCATTAATACATCTTCAAAAAATATCTCAGCTGTTTGTGGTCTAGCTATATATTCTAAAAACATGTGGTTAGGAGGGCAGTCTTCCATACTAAACTTAGTTAACCCATGTAAAGCCCCGTTGGATCCTCTTCTGTCAACCGTTCCTGATATATCGTAACTATCACATCCAAATGCTCCCATGTGTTCGTTAGTTGGATATTTTACACCGTTTTTAAGTATACTATTATTCTGCATGTGTTGGGGTGGAAACCAACTTACTTTAAATCTACCCTTTGGATCTGGATAAAATATAACTTGTGTATCTTTAATTCCATTTACCCATTGAAAATTACCAGTACTAACATTAGCGCTACTACCTATACCATCGTTGTAATCTACTTGTTCGTATATTTTAACTAAGTTAAATATACTATTTTTAGCCTCATCCCTAAACGCGTGTTCTTCTGTTCTAGGAAACTGTCTATAAAACTCATTTAAAGCGTCGTGATCAGATTTTAATCCTTCAGCTTCATTTTCCCAATGCTCTATTATACCAATATCTATCAGTTCGCCATGCGGGTCGAGCACATCGCTCTTTGGATTATCAAAAACTGGAAATCCATGTTCATCAATAAATCCTTCGTAGTTCCACTCCATTGGGATAAACAAAGAATATAAACCAGACTTTGTTTGGCCATTTCTATTTCTTTGCGTGACATCTGACGAGTTATATAATTTTTTAAAATTGTCTCCACCTTTATCTAATGCGTTTGAAGTAGAGCCCATCATACATTTACCAACAATTCTACTACCTAGTCGTAAACATGTTTTTGTAACTCTCCAGTTATTAAGTATATTGTCAGGTCTCTCCCATTTACCACTCTCATCATGGACTAATAGATTTAGTTTCTCACCGTCATAACTATTGTCCCCAGTGTTCTTCCAGTCTATAGTTGTATCTAACCCTTGTATGTCCTCTAGTTTCTCGTTAGATGTTATTTTCTTTCTTGTAAACTTACTAGCTGGTACTCTATACGCTAACTCTGTTTTAGGTCGATCCATACCATCTTGAATCGGTTTAAAAAAGAACGGGTAATTAATACTAATTGGAACCACTTTATCGGTAAACATTTTTTTAGCATCAGCACCTGTTTTTGAAAGTATACCATATCTACTATCACTTGAAATAGTAGCTAAATTAACCGTTTCTGCTGACGACATAAAAGAGAATCCAGATCTACGGTTTTTAAGATAAGCTATACCGTAACATCTTTTATCAGCCTTACAAGCTTCCCAGAATATATAGAACAATCTATTTGCCTCTCTATAATCTGGAGCTCCAACATCAATCTTACTCCATTGTAAATACATATAGTGCGTACCGGTTATCCAGGTTGGTTTACCATTATTCATAAACCAGAAACCCTCTTCTCGACGTTTAAATTCTTCGTCTATGTAATCGTACCATTTTTCTTTGTTGCCTTCCGGATAACCCCTCCAATCGAATATGTTTTTGATCCTCTCGAGCTCTTTAGGATACTCCTGTTTAACCCATTTATTCTTTGGATGCTTATATACTTCTTTAGGTGGTTTCGGTAGCGCTATAATTAAATTTTGTATCTCTATGATCTCTCCTATTATACCGTTTTTAGATAGTACAATTAGATCGTATTCTTTGTTGTAACCGTATTTCCATTTCTTACCACGGTTCATTCGGGTTACAGTAGTTCTTTTTATAGGTTCTACTGTTTTAACTAGACTTTGCTTGTACATTATCTCGATCTTCCCTCTGCGAAACCTTTGAATGTTGTAACTTTCTTTTCCTCAGGTTCTTTACCTTCAATAATATTTTCTTCCTCTTGGATTCTATTAAGTATCTCAAAAGCATCAAAAATGGCCAGTTTTTTGGTGGCAGCAGCATTTTTAAGTCTGTCAGCAGTAATATCATCTCCACTGTCGACGATAGCTTCTTTCGCAACTTTGATAAGTTCATCAACTGCTTTGTGCCCAGCTTGGATTATACGCTTCTTCGTTTCCTTGATATTCATATTTAATTGTAATAAATTTATTCATAACTCTATATAACCTTTCGTTGTTCACTATAAATTCGTAGGTTGAAAATGGCGTGAAGCCAACTAATTCGTTTTCTTTATATATACCATCTGTGTATTTAACTATACCCAAACAGTGTTCTTCAGCTTCTTGTTTTAATTTGTCTCTTTGTTTTATAGGTTGAACAAAACAATAGCCATTCGTAGCAATCCAACTACCATTTCTTTTGTATAAAAATATTTGATCTTCTTTTACCAGATAAGTATTTTCATCAAAATAACTTCTACTATTTCTCTCGTTACCTCTAACATCATGCCAACGTCTAAACACGTTGTGATGTGTTACAATAGTATCTCCAGGTTTTATTTCTGTTTTAAAAGCTGTAGGAACAGATCTAACAATAGCCTCTCTATTTACAAACTGATGGTTAAATATCTCGGTGTTTAGAATAAGATTTTTATCATCGATTTTTGTTGTGTTGTTATATCTATTTCCTTTTGGCTCTATAACAAAGTCAAAAGGCGCTTTCATTAGTATTCTAGATTATACTCTATAGAGACAGCCATATTCTTGTTAAAGTCCTTCCACGGTAAAACATCTTTGTTTTTCTTAATATAAATAGAATATTTATCTTTCTCTTCTATAATATCAGATATAGTATGTCCACCATAAACCTCTTGACCAACAGCATAGTGCATAGCGTCGTTCTTATAATCCTTACCTATAGTAATTTTTCTAATTAGTTTGCTCATCGTGGTTTATTTCTCCTGTGTGGATATTGATGTTATCCGTACCATATTCTTTTTTAAGTTCTTCTTGCATTTTTGCTAACTCTCCTTGGAAAGAAGTTATGTGATCTAATATCGCGTGTTTTCTAGTTTCTAAACTACCAACTTCCATTTGCGCCATGTTTAGATTGTTAATTACTTTTTGCATTCTACTTAAGTGCTCATTACTGATTTTTGTTTGCTTTTCAGCTTTTTTTGTTTTTGCCATTTTATTTAATTTTAGTTAATTATTTATATTGTGTTTAAATATGTATTAAGTAAACCCTTGTCGTCGCTACTTAAAATATCATTGAAAACTAGTATTTCGTACATCTTTATTGTAATTAATGGAGATCCTACTTTTGTTATATCATACGTTGTCGAGGTTGCGACGTTGTCCGTGTATCCACTTGCTATGCTTTGAGCGCTATTATTAATAAGAACTCCAACGTCTCCGTTTGATGCTCTATCTATTCCAAGATTTACCTTGGTATCTGCTGAAATTCCAGAAATATCAAAATCCATTCTTGTTCCTATTTTAACTCTAAGATCTGAGGAACTATGAATCTTTACCCAATCTGTATTCCCTCCTTTTATTATCCAATCAGCAGCAACGTCACTAGATTCGTATCGGAAATAAATAGAAAATGTACCTAGAGATAATGCTGATCCCCATTCTAAATCATCGCCAGCTTGAACAAACTTAACGGCCCCACTATCGTACTGTGGAGAATCAGCTGTATCTCCTGATGCGGTTAAATTATTACTTCCTTCCTGGTCTGCCCAAGCTGTAATATCTCCGTCTCCATCTTGAGTAATACCTGTGTCATATTTATACCAGTGTATTAAACTTGATATATCACTTGGAGCCCATGCTGGTTCTTCTTGTAATACCGCTCCTCCTGTAATTGTATTTCCTAATCCTAACATATCTTTAAGGTTGTCTTAATCCAAAACCCGCGGTTCCAGTTAGTGACCCATGAGCGATTGTTTTACTACTATCTAAAGCATTGTTCTCCATTTGATAATATCCTACTAAACCTGCGGGGCTATAGCTGGGATGAAACGTAGTAAGATCTCTTATTACACCACCGTTGTATACAGCGTGTATGGCCTGTGCGTCAAGTTCAACGTTCCAAAATGCAGCTTGATCTATATATCCATCTACGAAAGCTCCAGATTCGTCCTGATTAGCACCTATTACAATCGTATCAACGTCACCAACCCAAGCATCTTGTCCAGTTCCATTTGTATTCTGTATTAAACTACCGTTTCTATATATTTTAACGGAATAAGTTCCACCATCTAATGACCAAGTCATGGTAAAGTGTTCCCAACCAAGACCATAACCAGAACCATCAGCATCACTAGAACCCGGTATATCGTATGCGGCTGTTCTGACGGTCCCAGCTGTTTTAAACGAAGCTCTCCATTCGGTGTAATGTTTATGATATATTAAAGAAATTTGATTAGACGTGTCTGTAAATATCTTGAACACCACTTGACTTGTGTCTCCGTCGTTTTGAACTATATTAACCCAAAAAGAGGCAGTTCCAATGTTTTTGTTAACCGTACTTAAAAGACCGCTCCCAGGCGTTAGACAATCACTATTACCGTCTAATTTTAAAGAATACTTGCTACCAAATATACCGCACTCAGTCGTGGGTTGTGATCCTAACCCTAATCCTAACATTAGTCTCCTATATAAGCTATATACTGACCAGATGTAACTGTAGTTAATTTGGTCCATCTACCATATATTGTAACTCCTTTAGGAAATGTAGTTGCTGTAACGATAGCTTTACCACCACCACCAGAAACTCCTGTTTCAGAACCAACTGTTACATCGTGAGCCGCCGTCCCAGTACCAGCGTATTCCAAACCGTTACCAGCATCGTTATCAGCTACTAATCCTGATGATGAGTTTAATGTAGTGTCAGTTAAAAACGTAACTGCTACAAATACTTTTCCCGTTGGAGGTGTAATAGCAGATACAGTATTATTAAATACAGATCCCATTTGGCCAAAGCCGTAAGAAACTTCTGTTGAATTTATTCCCATTATTTTTTTACTTTTTCTAGTGATCTACCGCCAAAATAAGCACCGATCACGGTTATTAATACTAATTGTAATAGATCAGTCCATTTAGCTTCAACTTCAAAACTTATCATACCAGCGTCAATAAATATCATTAACACTGTAGTTATTACTAAAAACACTAAGACTAATGGCCTTACGTTTTTAGACAACCATGAATCTGAAGCCATATCAGATTTCCATCTATCTGTTATTGTTTTCTCCATTTCTACTTCGTAGTTGGATACTAATTCTTTTATTTTTTGATTAGCTTCTAATTTCTCTTCTTCAGACGTGTGTAAGTTATCTATAACTCCACCTACACCTTTAACTAATTCAGTAGCCCCACCTGAAAATATTTTTCCTAATATATTCATAATTTATTATTTTATTCCCAAGGCATTTTTTCCCAAGGAAAACCTTTGTCTCCCTCTGGGAGCCATTGCCCTTCGTATTCAATCATACCATCTTGTCTAGCGTGTGTCTTACCATTCCAAGTGACAGAGTTGTCTGTATATTTAAGTTTACCAAGCTTCATGTCTGTTTGATGAACCATCTCGTGCATCACCACGTGCCTTTCGTTTTGACTCCCTGGCTCTAACTCATGACTTATAAATATAGACCCATCATTATTAGACTCACCTAAAATACCACCTTCTAAATCTTTACGTAATATAGGTGTACCAGGAACAGAAGAATCATCTCGCTGTGAGAAAGAAAAGTTTGACTCTACTTGTCCCTTGTTTAAAGCTGGTGATCTTTCTGATCCTAATTTAAATCCCATAATTTATACTATTTAATCTCTAGATACCATATCGACATCGATTTTATTATAATCAACACCATAATATCCATTATCCATCATTTTAACAGCGTCTTTTCTACCTAAATTCAATAAGTCTTGAGCCATTGTTCCAGACCATAATTTATTACTATCCTTGTAATTAAATGTATAAATAGGTATGCCAGATTCAGAAGCACCGGTACGTGTTATATTTTCTTTTAGTCTAGCGTCAGACCAGGAAATTCCGTAGTCTTTTGCTAACCCTTGAAGACCTGCCTTAATACTTCCTCCTTTGATTCCGTAGTGAACAGCTTTACCAACATCCCAAGCTGCCATTCCCCAACCTAACACTGGTATCGCTCTAGAACCTAGTTTAGCACCTACTTTTAACCCGGTTTTAAGTCCCACTTTTGTAGCTACTTTACCACCTGTTTTCACAATAGCTTTACCTGGTTTTGTTTTTGCTAATTTTCCTCCAGCCCACTTGGTACCTGCGCCTCCTGCCCAACCGTAAAAAGCCGCATCAGATAATTTATCTCCAGTTGCCTTTCCATAAAAGTCGTTTGGATTTGCTGATTTTTCTCTTGGAGAATTTTCGTTTTTACCTTTATATTTCTCCATAGTACTTCCTGCTCCGAAATCACCTTCTAACGCCCTTCGCCTAAGCTCCGCCATTTGTTTTCTAGCTGTATACCTATGGTGGTCTTTTGGTTTAGTTTCCTTTGTTCCACTACCGCTCGCTTTTGTAGTGCCATGTCTTTTGGAAACCCCGTAAGCTTCGTTAATTTTGTTTTGAACCTTGTTGTATTCAGCACTTCCTTTTTTATGCTTTTTTCTTTCAGAAATATAACTACCTAAATTAGCATCCGCTTCCTTAGCGTCGGCGTATGACCTTTTTTTAGATGGTTTGTTAGAATCAGGTGTAACCCTAAACTTGCTTTGATCATAACTAGATGAGATTTTCTTATTCAAATGATCAGCTCCTTTCTTTATAACACCCTTAATAGCTTTCTTCATTAGTTGTTTGCCTTTTGGTGCATTTGGGTTCTCTATTTCTGATACGGTTCCATAAATTGGACCTGTATATTTAAGATTCTTTTTTTCTTGTCTATCGTCTACTTTATTTTTATTCTTGTCTTTAAAGTCACCAGTGGTAACGTTACCTTGTACTATCCCGGGGGAAAATTGCCCCGGCACATACATTTTAGCCATCGAAGCGTCTTTATGAGACTGTGTACCTTGTATGATTGATTTTTTTTGATTGTAAGCCATAATTATCTTGTTTTATCTTTAATCATATCGTCTATTGATTTGTTATAAACCTTATCCGTGTATGATTTGTTATTAAAAAATATACTTCTTTCTGATGTTGGTAAATCTTCTTCACCTAAAAGCACTCTGTATATTCTACTTATTAGTTGAGAACATTTGAATGAAGTTTTAAATATAGAGTATTTGATAGTTGTCCTATTACGTTGTCTCCAAACTTCTATCCAACTTTCTCTTCTTAGTTTCTCCCAACGGTTTTTATCCCAACTCATGGTGTAAGCACCGTCTATAAACTCTTGTCGTGTAAATCTTTCTTTACAATCTAAATAAATTAATAATTCTAAATCTGCATCTGTTAACCCGTAAGTCTTACAGGCCCATTTTCTAACGAGC